CAATTTCTCTTTGGGCAAAATCTCGTAGAATAAAAATTAACCCAACTACAAGTGACATGGGTGGGAACATTTCGCCTAATAATGGTACTGGGGGTATATAAACAAAACCCATATTTACTGCCACAATAGATAATACATACGCTAATGAATATTTAAATTGATTTAATTTTTCCATAGTTCTCTCCTTTTTATAACCATCCTCTTAAATCTAAATACTTTTCCGCGTCATCTTTGGAAAACTCACCCTCTTTTATGGCTCTCTGCACTTCATCAATATGTTGTAAAGCTTGTTGAGAAACATAATTTCTAGACATTTTTTCTTCTACGACCTTTTTGTAGTCTTTGAGTCTAAGGGGGTACAAATCAACCTTTTCTGTGCTTATTGCTTTTGGTTTTTCATCTTCATACTTCTTAGCGGATAGCCAATAAGCAGGTTGTTTAGCAAACTTTTTGTCCTCTACCGATTTATAATATTTGTTATACATATCCGCTAGTTCTTCTGGCTTTTCTATCCATTTGTCTTCTAGCTTCATGTAATTCTTTTCGGCTGTTCCCTTGCTGACTTTATTAGCTACCTTTTCCCAAAATAATTTAAAAAGGGGATTATAATTCGGTTGTTTTATCTTCTTAGGGTAACTGGTAGGGGTAGGGGTATGGGGTAGGGGGGTTTTATCTAGGTTATCGCTAGGTTCGGTGCTAGGTTTTTTTGGTCTACCACCAAGCTTCCCATTCTCCTTAGATGCTTCCATTCTCCTTGAAATATATAGATATTCCTGTAACTGTCTTTCGTTTTGATAGTGATCGTTAACTTGCACAAAAAATTCTTTAATAATTTTATCACAGCTAGTTTTCTCATTATCAGTGAAGCAATTAGCTATTCTGTATTGCTTATAAGCATCGTTTGGTATACCTGCACACCTTTTATTCCAGTTGAAACATAACAACCGAATGTATATTCCGACTTCCTCATTTGTAAGGTGCTGACATCCCGCAATAAAATCTTCGGTGAATAAATACCAAGCTTTCAATTTTTCTTTTGGTTTACTGTTTTCATATATAATCATATCGAACTCCAATCTTAGTTTATTGTAACCCCTCCAGATCAAAACCTAAAGGGGTTTTTTGGTTTAATACCCCCAAACTTCCTTTCTAGCGTTTAAAACTGTCTGTTCTTTCCATATCCAATTATCAGGGTTTGGCACTAGAGAGTTTTTAACGTCCTCTGGGGTATCTACAGTTTTAAGATAATTACCCATTACCTTTACAATATGCTGACATATCCGCATAGGCTCACCATAATCGTCTAATGACATAGCAATAAATTCAGCATCTTTAGTCTTGGTAGGGTTCTTTAGATACCACAAAATTTGCTTGGCATTTGTCGCTTTCTGGTAGATGGATTGTTGCATTGCATGGGAAATACTAACTCTTTGCGGTAGGCTTTTAGACGTTTTTAAGTCGATATAAAAATCTTCTTTTGTCTTTTTATCTTCAAAATGAAAGTCGGTATATCCCACAAAAGGTATGGTATCTATTTCTATTTCTACCTTCTTTTGATAGGTCAATAGATTCCATGTATACGCATATTTCTGAAACTCCTTAGTACCTAGATTTAATAGTGGCACTAAGTTATTTCGTTCATCGTCTACTTTAGGGTCATTTATCCTAGAACAGTTTGCATCATACTCAGACACCATTTTTTCTGTGGCTTCTTCTAGCGGTATTCCATTAAGAAACATATTAATGCCAGACTCCACAGATTGCCCACGTACGGCTGATGCACTTGTTGGGAACTCATACCCGAATATTCGCCTTAATGCCCATCGTTCACGATAAAAAGCGAACTCGTTTAGATGTGAGAAAGATAACGGCAACAAATCAAACTTTTCAAAATGCTCCCTCATATCAAATCCATGTACTCTTTAGTTTTCTTTTTATTCTTATTGATCTGAGCATAGAGAAGAACGCAATCCGCATATACATTACTTTCTTTACCAAATCTTGTTATATATTCATTGAGAGCATCTAGAAGGTTATCCATTACCTTTATTTCGTTTGAATGTATTGATAAACCTTGTTCTTTTTGCTTATCAATTTTTCTTTCCATTTCAAATTCAAAAAAGGTTTTTGAGTTATCATATTCAACCATTGCTTTTCTCCTTTTCTAATGAGTATTCAGCAAAGGTTTTGCCATCGACTTTCTTTTTGTGGGTGATGATATTATGACCCTTTTGCCTAAGATCGAATATTCTTGAACTAAGTCTAAAACAACCAAAATTGTTCAAAGCTTCAAGGGGGGTTATTTTGTTACCTATCTCAAGGTACTCTAAGATTTGTTTGTTTTGTGATTCTGACATTTTAACTCCTTTCTATAAGTTATGTCGCATTTGCTCACGTTCATTAACCACCTTAGTCCTAAGGTCATCACGGAACGCACGGAAAGACTCTAGCCTTATCTTGGCTCTGTTTCTCCGCTTTAAGGTTTCACTATATCTATTAGTGAAATCCCTAAACTTGTCATGGTTGTATATCAAACCATCTAACTCTTTCATATTCTTATACATTTTTTGTCTGGAAAACTGAAGCGTTAGTTCCGCTATAATCATCTTTTCCTCTTTTTTCATTAGTTCAACGGCTGTATCTAAATCCGCAAATATCATCCCTAATTCTTCCTGTTGGTGCGATATCTTATGTGGGTCAAATTGAAGTGAATAAATATCGCTCATTTGATACACTCCGAATAGGTTATCATATAACCGATTTTGTCTTTATATGAGTCGTGATGCTTTGGGTTAGCCTTTAACCTTACTGTCTTCTGCCAGTCATTACACAATGCTACTTGATGCGGTTGTATCTTTATTCCTAGTATTATTGACCACCCTTTAGCGATCTCCTCATGATTTGTTTTTATATCGCCATAATCTCGTCCGCGAGTTTCAACGATACTCACTACCTCTTTGCATAACTTTTCACCAACCATCGGGATTTTCCTTTTTCCATTCAATGCGTTCTAATAAATCTTTTTTCCACTGCTCGTTAAGTTCCTTGTCAGAATGTCCTAATGTGTGGCACTTGCGACATAGGGCATAAAGATTATCTATGCGGTTTAGCCTGTTGTTTTTGACTCCACCCATGCCTTTCGGAATCAAGTGATGAATATCCACCGCAACCTCTTTGTGGCAATTCCAACATAAGGGGATATCGTTTTCGTGATACCCCCAAAAGTCGCTGAAAAGCTTCTTATAGTTCTTTAAGGTTTTCATTAAATGCCCTAACCGCATTTTTAGTAAGTTGCTCAATATCTTCTATCGAAAAATGTCCTGATTGCATCGATCGTCCTACAATTCCTGTGACAAACATCATAAGAGATTGCGTATCGCTCTTATTAAAGCCGTTTGAGGGCGGTTTAGGAGTAAAGCTATTATTAGCCTGTGGCATTGGTTGTGGCGGTTGTACAGGCGTATATTGGGGTTGTGGTGCGTATTGCGGTTCATGCTGTTGTTCATTAGGATTTACCGCAACTTCAAGGTCTTTAATATTGGTGTATTGATTACCATTTGCTGACGTTTTCGTATTGATAACTGTATAATTTATCGCATCGCCTTTTTGTGGCATGGGGTTCATAACTGTACCCCTGTAATACAGCCTTGTACCATCTATTAAGTCGATAGAGTAGTTTGGTACTCCATCTTTTGTATTATCAAATATTTTATCTATTATCATTTTATTTTCCTTATTATTTATTGATTACATTATAGCCACGACCCTCTAAACACCTATTAACAAAATCCTTTCTGGTATTTGCTTTAGGTGAAAGCCATAGCACTCGCCACCTTAGACCATTATAGACTGCTTTGCTCTTATCCCAAACGTAACTTGTCTGGTCTTGTACTAAGCTTTTACAAGTATAATAATCATCGTGAAATCGGTTCATATCGCCTTTGATATTTGCCGATGATTTTCCTCTACTATCAACTATTGGCATGGTAGAACAACCACCAATAACAACGGCTGACAATAAAGTAAAAATTAGTTTTGATTTCTTCATGTGAACTCCAATTCATTTTAAAACCTATATTAGTTTTTGGGTTATGTCTATGTAAAAGCCACTAAAAAGAAATAACCAAGTCCAAAAAGCATAATTAAACATGCACTATCAAAAACAATTTCTAATAACTTTTTCATCTTTTACTTGCTCCAAATTTTTGTATTTTATTTTTCATTAGTTTTTGTAAAACCAATTGGTCTAAATGTTTTTTAACTGAGAAGTACAAGGTAAGTTCGTTATAAATTTTTTTATCTTCTTCAAAACTTTTTTCCCCCATATCAATAATATCAGACTC